GGGCGCGGGTCGGGCCAGAGGGCGCGCCGCCTCCCCCTGGGCGGGCGGCGGCATCGAAGACTTGAGCCGTTCGCTGTTGGCAGGTTTTTTGGTTCAGTACCAATCGACGATGACGATGTTGCAAGACACGTCGGTCGAGGAGCTGATGCCGTCCGAGCGCGCCAAACTGTTGGCGAGCCTGTCCGACGCGTTCACCAAGACCGTAGCCGCGAACGCCAAAGTGATGCCGGAAACGTCAAAACTGGCGACGGCGATTGAGGTGTTGGAATTGTTCGGCGAAGTGGTCAAGGAGCGATACCCGCAACACTTGCAGGCTTTTGTCGAGTTGGTTGAGCCGCTGGGCGTAGAAATTGAAAAGAAATACAGGTAGGTGAAATGCAGAAGGTTGAATACACCCATAAGGGATGGTTTTTATTTTGCCCGATTTGGATTGCAGATTGGGATAGCGAAGTGCCGGCAGTTGCACCACGCTATAAGCTGGAGCCGTTGTTTTGGCTCGCCAATCAGTTTTTTTACTTTATGTCGTCCATGAATGAAATGAAAACGGGAGAGCCGTTGCCATTTTGTTTCATGGTCAACCCCGAGCCGCTGAAAAAGCCGGTTGTCCACTATTACGATTAAAACATGAAGTCCAAAGAGTTTTTAAAGTCGCTTGCCGAATACGCCGCCCAACTCCGCCAAATTATTGAGGCAGAGGTGGACGGCTTCGACGCGTCTCCCTCTGCTATTGCAGAGCGTCGGGCGAAGGTATTAGATCCGGTCAACGGTTACGAATATTTCGTAAACACATATTTTCCGCACTATGTCCGCTCGCCTGAAAAGTCGCTGCTGCACAAGTTTTTATTTTCCCGATTGCCGGAAATCTTGAGGTCGTCTGAAGGCATCAACGAGGCAACTGCCGCCCCGCGCGGCGAGGCGAAATCGACGCTGGTTACGCAACTGTTTACGCTTTGGTGTGTGGTAACTGGGCGCAAACATTACGCGGTCATTGTGATGGACAGTATCGACCAAGCCTATCCGATGCTGGAGGCAATCAAGGCGGAGCTTGAGTTTAACCCACGATTGAAAACCGACTTCCCGGAGGCTTGCGGACAGGGTCGCGTTTGGCAGGCGGGGACTGCGGTAACGGCAAACGAAGTCAAAATCCAAGTGGCGGGCAGTGGCAAAAAGCTGCGCGGTCTGCGCCACGGCCCATACCGCCCCGACCTTGCCGTCCTTGACGATATTGAGAACGACGAACAGGTACGCAATCCCGAGCAGCGCGACAAACTCGAAACATGGCTGAAAAAAGCCGTCCTCGCCTTGGGCGGTGCAGGACAGAAGTTTGACGTGATTTATATCGGTACCATCCTGCACTACGACAGCGTGTTGAACCGCACGTTGAACAACCCGTTTTGGCACGCGACCAAGTTTAAAGCCATGCTCGAATGGCCTGACCGCATGGACTTGTGGGACAGGTGGGAGGAGCTTTACCGCAACGACGGCGAAGCGGTGGCCGAGGCGTTTTATCTTGCCAATAAAGACGAGATGGAGCGCGGTGCGCAAACAAGCTGGGCGGCTCGCGGCGTACTCGCGCTGATGAAAATCCGTGCGCGTGACGGCCATGCGACGTTTGATTCGGAATATCAGAATGATCCGGTCAGCGGCGAAGATGCGCCGTTTGCGGAAAACATCAAATACTGGTCTGAACTTCCCGACGATTTGGTGTACTACGGCGCGCTCGACCCGTCATTGGGTAAGGCTGGTGCGGGGCGCGACCCGTCGGCGATTTTGGTCGGCGGTTATCAGAAATCAACAGGCCGTCTGTTTGTAACCGTTGCCCAAGTCAAAAAACGCCTGCCCGATTTGATTATCGAGGACGTGATCCGCATCCAAAAAGAGGCGCGGGTCAAGCCGGTATTGTGGGTGGTTGAGACGGTGCAATTTCAAGAGTTTCTCAAGGACGAGCTGATTAAGCGTGGGGCGCGGTCGGGTGTGCATATCCCCGTGCGCGGTATCAAGCCGTCTTCGGACAAGATGTTGCGGATTGAGACCTTGCAGCCGCACATGGCAAATGGTTTGATTCTGCTCGACCCCGACCAAAAGACCTTAATCAGCCAGTTGCGCCATTTCCCGAAAGCCGACCATGACGATGGCCCCGATGCGCTGCATATGCTGTGGATGGCGGCAACAACGGGCAATGTGTCAAACAGGGCGCGTGCGATTGATTTGCCTGCGCCGATGTTGGAGATTTAAAAATGTGTGATGCGAGAGAACGTATAACCGCTCGTGAAAAAGAGCTGACAGAGGATGTCGAGTACCTCGAGCGTGGTTTGGATAAAGCGATTGCACATCTGCAAAAGGTTGTCTCCTGCTATAAGGCTGGGCGGCTATTAAATCTACATTTTATTGTCGCTGAAATTGAGGGTTTTTTGGCGGCGCGCGGCGAAGAGTATTGATTTTAAGGTCGTCTGAAAACGGTTTCAGACGACCTTTGGAGTAAAAAAATATGTTCGGATTAATTAAAAGCGGAACTCGGAGAGCCGCCATCAAGACATTGACGAGCGCGACCGAAGACGCTTTAGAAAGCCTGTTTTCGAATATGGAAGGCACGGACGCGCTGCTGTCGCGCCTCGGTGTGGACAGGCAGCAGGCATTGGATGCGGTAGTAAGCGATGACGAGGTGGCCTCCTGTTTGGAGGATTTGCACGCGGCGATGCTCAACAAACCTTGGCGGATTTACGGCGAGGACTTGAGCGACGAAGACAAAGACCGCTTGTGGAAAACGCTTAAACGCCACCTGCCCGCGCTTGCCGAAATCGTCCTGACGGCGCGTCTGGGCGGATACGGTGTGGGTCGTTATGTCTATCAGTCCGAACCCGACGGCTTTTTGACGATTAAACACATCAGCAACAAGAGCGGCGAATTGGCGAAATACATCCCCTACCGCGACGGCTCGCTGGTGTATCGCGGTACCGGCGGCGAGGAGGCTTGCAATACGGATGTCTTGTATCTCTTTATTGCCCACCGCGCAACATCGACCAATCCTGCGGGCGAAATGGCGGCGGCACGGCTGTATGCGCCCGTCGCGCTGCGTAAAAAAGGCTTTGTCTATGCGGCGCAATTCATTACGCGCTACGCCCAGCCGTATTTGATTGCCAAAATCCAAGCCAACAGCGAGGACGATCACAACGGATTCATGAGCCGGTTTTACCGCTTTGTTTCCGGCGGCGCATTGAGTATCGACCGCGAGGACGATGTGATGATGCTGCAAAACAGCGCGGACGGTCAGGCATTCCGCCGTCTGGAAAACCTCGCCAATGCGCGTATCCAAAAAACGCTGTTGGGCAAGGTCAAAACCAGCGACCTTGAGACCGCCAGCCGCGCGAGCCAAGAGACCGAAGAAAACAACCGCGACGAGCGTATCGGCGCGTATCTTGCCCTTTTGTCCCGCGCGGCGCAGCACTTTATCGACGCGCTCGTGATGGTCAACAACGCCTACGGCAAGCCGATTAACGCGCCCCAAGGCGTATGGTTTGAGTTTGAAGACGAAATCAAGGTTGATAAAACCCGAGCCGAACGCGACAAGATGTATATGGATACCGGTCAACTCGTGCTGACCGAGACCTACTACCGCGACATCTTGGGGTTCGAGCCGGAGCATTTCGAGCTGCGCGACCCGAAAACGTCGTCTGAAAACCCTACGCCCGCCAAATTCAGCCTGCGCCTGTCTGACGGTCTTGCCCGTAATGCGCCTGATACGGCGGAGCAGGCAATCGCCCGTCCAAAAATGGAAGCGGTGTTGGGTTTACTGGAAAACTGCAAAGACTATGCCGAATTTGAGGCTAAACTGTCCGAGCTTGATTTGAGTAAAGGCGACAATCTCTTAATTCAGCGTTTGGTTTCAGACGGCCTTTCGGCTTGGGCTGACGGAGCGGACGATGGACGGGATTGAATACAACTTCGCGGGGCTGGTCGATAAAGCCGCTTTCGAGCATTTCAAAGCCAAGAAAATCCTGCCCGGGTTTTCGCATTACGACGTATGGCTGTATCAGCACAGCCTTGCGTTTACCGTCGCCAAGATGATGGACGCGGATATGCTTGCCGAAGTAAAAGACGCCATCGAATCCGCGCAGCAAAACGGCACGGCATTCGCCGATTTTAAAAAGCGTTTAAAACCGTATTTGATGGCAAAAGGCTGGTGGGGCGAGCAAGTGATGACCGACCCGCTGGACGGCGAGCCGAAATTAGTACAGCTCGGCAGTACACGTCGTCTGAAAACTATTTTCAACAAGATCGGAAGAGCGGTTC